TCTGGCTAAATTAAAGTCATTTTGAATTCGTAGCCGATATCGCCACAAGTAATGACCAGTGTGTCTACGATCTAATCGTTCTACAAAATATTGCATAATAAAAAAGGGGTCTTACGGACTAGGTCCTGCCCCTGCCTCACACGCGATGAAACTTATTTAGACGAACCAGCAGCCGCTAGCACATACTTACCAAAACGCTGATGGAACTCATCAAAGCTTGGCATCTTACCCGGAACCATTGGCAGGTTGTAGGTAGTAAGTGCAACTCGCGCACCCATAACAGTAACTTCGGTTGTAAAGTTATCCATCATGAACCGCAAGAAGTTGTCGGCCATTTTATGAAACTCAGTAATCTTGTCTTTGTTCTTTGTGTGAAAGTCTTGCAACTCATAACACATTGAAGTCGTAAGCGAATACATAGCCGACACTTCTTTAGTCTTTAGTTCTTTTACTTTGCCTGACAGAATGTCTTCGGGCTTGGGCAAGTTAGCCGCATGTTTACGATGGGCCATAAACTTAACCGCAGTGCCTTCGCCCACGCAGCCTGCAATAAGGTCCGTTAGTTCTGGAGCACTGACACCTTCGTCGTGGCAGAATTCACTTGCAAAGGTCCAAGTACGTGGTGTAGCGAACGAACGACTATTGCTACGCGGATCAAAGTCAAACATATCCGACTTGGCAAAGCTCAAGTAACCTACAACATCCGGATGGATCTTGTTCTTTACAGCCCAATTCTGCCAAGACTCAAAGTCTGGACGAACCTCCAAATGAACAAAACGATTGGCCAGCGGACTAGGCATACGATATGTAACACCCTTGTCGCTATCACGGTTACCCGCAGCCACCATTACTACATTGTTGGGCAAGTGATACTTGCCGATGCGACGGTTCAGAATCAACTGATATGCTGCGGCTTGCACAGCCGGCGCAGCCGAATTCATCTCGTCCAACAGCAATACTACAATAGGATATTGTGCTGCAAGTTCTTCGTCAGGCAATTCAATGGGCGGTGCCCAATCCATCTTGCCGTTATCTTTATTAAAGAACGGAATGCCGCGAATGTCAGTGGGTTCCATTTGACTTAGGCGCAAGTCAATCATGTAGCCACCAAGCTCGTTCGTAATGTCAGCAACCACTTCACTCTTGCCAACACCTGGTGGTCCCCAAAGGAACATAGGTCGTTTGTGTTTGAACGACCGAAGAATACGACTACGAGCCTCATCGGGCGTAACCGTACGAGTTTCTGTAACAGCCATTAAGTTTCTCCCTTATCAACGTGTGAAACATTATTATAGTATAAAACAGAATAAGCGTCTGTCGTTTTTACACAACAGACGCTCATGTTGTTACGCCTTACTCGCTTCACGCTTCTCTGCCACCTTAGCATCACACTTGGCGAAGAACGCTTTAACCTTAGCAGCATCGCGCTTGTATTGTGCAAAACTAATAACAGGCATGCCGTTAGCCTTGCGCTCAACCATAGCCTCGGCATAAGACTCACGAGCCACCTCGTCACCGCCAGTAGTTTTTACTTTAGGCAGTTTAGCAGCCTTAACCTTAACTGTAGCAGGCTTTGTAGCCTTAGCAGCACGAGCCGCCTTAGTAGCAGTCATGCCTTGTCCATTAAGCCAATCTACTGCTTCTTCTTTACCCATTGCAAACGGCAGCTGAATCATGTTAATGTCAGTGCAACCAAAACGCTCAAGTGCCTTGGCACGGTTAGCGTCGTTAGCAAATTTGTAAACAGTAGCACCGTTCTCAGTGCAAGTACCCGCAAAAGTAAAAGTCTTAGACATATACTCTCCTAAAAGTTACAGTTAAAATTAACTATCCAACAGACATAGTATAGCAAAATGGGTCTTTATGTGCAACCGTTACTTTTTAGCAACACAAACGTATTCTTGCTGATATTGCAACTGTGTATCTATTGCACGATTTATAACATCAATTTGCGGTTGCGAATATTGCAAGTTTGGCACAAAAGATTGTGTTACAAAAATTGCACGAATTGCATTTTTGCAACTGTTAATAGAATCATAACTACCCAACATTGTGGGAGTTGCATTTAATGCAACATACAATAAAATAAATTTCATTTGTGCTTCTTCTTTGAGTTGCGTTTTTGTAAAGTTTGCATGGTTGTTGGATTAACAACTTTTGTTGCATTTTTGAGCCGGTGAAACCAATCAGTTGCTTTTTTAAACTCAAAATTTGGATGACGATACATATAGTCTATTTTGCGCTCTAAAACTTGCAAAACTTCTAACAAGTCCATTTTTGTTGCAAAATCGCTATCCATTAGTATTTTGTTAATATCATGCTTGTCTAGCATGTATTCTACCCATTTGTCTGTTGCTTTGATTTTGTAGTAGGGTATTATTGCTTTATTGCTATTGCTGGTTGCATATTTTGCAATATATGTACGAGCTTGCATAAAGCCTCCATGTAACGAAGACTATACATTATATGCAAAACGCGAATTATGCGCAACGGTTGTTAAAGTTGCAACGTGTCTAAGTATTGCTGTAGGTTATCCGCATGTAACTTTAGCATTACGGTTTCTTCTTCGCCTAATAGTAACAAATAATCCATTTTTTGTATATAGTAGGGGCAAGTCATTAACCGTCCAAGTTGTATAAGTGTGCGGCTTTTAAGTGGCTCAGGTAGTAAGCACTCATACACAGGTATCTTTGTAAATTTTTTAATGAATGCTATGCCAACTTTTGAAAGGCGTAAAACTGATGGATTGGTGTGATTCCACCACCAAAGTTTTCTCACTGAAGGATAAATTGAAGGATCTTGCTCTGCTGCTTGAAGAATACTTTTTGTGTAGTATTCTTGATTATGGGTAGATTTGGTCACCTTGTTTCATTAGGACCACGGTGAATTTGTCAGTTTTGAAAAGTGTGTTAAGTTTTTTGCAAAGATTAATAGCATGCCCAGAATTGCTAAAGCTGACTTTTTTGTATTTTGGGCCAGGATATGCCACCAACATGTTTGAGCTTTTTAGGTTGATGGGTTTATTGTCGTAGAAAACTGCCCAAATTCCTTCGCTGCTCAGAACTTGATCACTCTTATAGTTAGATTTATTAACATGTTCTAACATTACTGTAGGTTTAGGTCTTGACATACTTTATTTCCTTGACTATGTATTTATGCTAAAATATGGGCAGTTTACGTTAAAATCCACCGCCGTCAAGGCTTATATTAGTGGGTTGTTCTGGCTGGCGCACTGTTTGCAGTTCTGCTAAATTTGCCAACAAATTAAATATATCCGCATGTAAATTTCTAGCTTCTTCTGCAGATAACTGTAGCTGTTTGCTACCAGTCTGGTTCATTACCTTTACCCGATCATTAAAGTTTTTAATAGCAATACTAATCTTCTGCATAATTATCTTTCATTTCTTCTTTAGTTTTAAACGGCCCAAGAAAGTCATATCTACTTAATGTAATATTTTTTGGACAGTAATGTTCAGACCAGACATTGTTTAACTTTATTAGATAATACCCGGCGCAAAATAAACTTTTACTTTTAGGCGTTTTGCTATAGATAGGCAAACGTCTTTGTACATCCCAAACATCATTAAATGATTTTCCACTTATAGGATAACCGTAAACAGTTTTGGTATTTTCTTTTTTTGTTTTTTCTGCTGTACTAAATTTTATGTTATATTTTTGTTTTAGGATTTTTACACTTGGAAAAAATTCTCTACGTTCATCATGCACGTAGACAAAGCCACCATCTTCTCGCGCCTGTATGGTAGCAATCTTTTGGCCGTGGTCTTCAACGACCCAAAATTTATTTTTAATTACTGGTTTAGCTACACGTTCAGTCATGTTTTTGCCAGTGTGTGATGTGTAACAATTTTTCCAAGTTCTTGTCCAAGATCTTGTGTATCGCCAATTACATACATATCATCATCATTGCCGTATCCCTGTGACACTTTGACCACATATCCTCCGTGAGCAGTGTGTACATCAAACGATATTTTTTTATTAGGTAATTTTTTGTTGTCTATTGCATATCCGCCTAGATCAATCTGCGATATTTGTGCAGCGGTAATAGGTGCCATTTGTCCTGCCATTGTGTAATTACTCATAGTTTCATTTGCTCCAACATAATTGCCTGTGCCACTTGCTTGGCAAAATCTTCGTCGTCGTGAATCATGTATAGTGTTCCTTCGTGACGATCAGTTTTGGAATTGTATGTACGAGATTCAAGAATATGACCGCCCACTGCTGTATATAAACAAAAGTTCATACCGTTTTGTGATGGCGACGATCTATCTCGTTCTACTACCTCGGGTCGCGACGATAGAATATCTTCCTCATTTAACCAACGCCGTAATTTTCTTCGTAACCAGTTCATTGTTTTTCTTCCTCCATACATAAAACTCTCATTATTTCAAACTTGTCATTTAAATCTTTTAATCCAGGATGTTGCGCCATTAAATTTTTTAGTTGTTTTTCTTCCTGCATTTTATTGTATGCCCAAGTCAATGTTTCTTTGGCATTGGTACTTAGATCAATACTGGCATTGGTATCAATGCCGAACCATGCTAGACCGTTATAAACTTCTATATTATTAGTATTGCTGTTGTATCTCAATAAACCGGCGCTTTGTGCGCCCGGGCTAATAGGAGGCACCCCATGGTAACTCTGTTGTACTTGAATCCACTGTGCATCAGAATTTATTTGTTTTATCATATATATTCGGTTGTCAAAAAGGTAACAGTAAACCCAATGATTAGATAATTCATTGCGTGTAAGAATTGATCTAGGCCAATCCATAACCAAAAAGCATTTGAATCCACACTCAAACGCACAGTGGCTCTGCGATGCATATAATCAAAAATATAGTGCATAACACTGTCAAACATAGCAATTATTATGCAGGCTTGGATATTTAAAAAATGCATTAAGATTACATAAGTCAAAACACCATGCAATCCTGCGTGTTGAAGGCCGCCCAGTCTACCAAGGTGACCTTTGTCTTTGATCATACGATCACTTTGCCAACAGAAGTCTGCTAGAAAGTGTTTAAAAAACAACAAGGCCAATATTAGCCAAGTGATCATCCCGGATACTCCGCACCTAAAAATTCACTAAAACTTGAACTTTGTTCGCTTAACTTGTTCAACTCATATTTGCCACAGAACTTGAGAAACTGTGCGCCTACCATAGGCCTACTTTTCTTTACTGCGCCTGCCGCAATAGTTTCTGCAATCTTTGTTTTAATCTCTGGTGGTTGTGCAGTTAAATCCACTAACACTCTATTGCGTTCATAGTCATCTAATACTCGATGCTCTACACCGTTATGATCTGTCCATCTCTGAAGCATAAGGTTATTCCAAGCATATCCTTTTTTATGTTTGTCAGCAAAAGCTTCAGTGAGACCAATTTTGTTTTTGCTGCCCTTGGTTCTAACACCCGGATATGCGGAAAAAATATTATCTGTTGGATCTCCGCGCATACACTTCTCAAACAGGATCCATTGCGGATCAGGTATGACTTTGGGTTCTTTGGTTTTCTTATCAATGACCAGTTTGCCTTTTTTGTCTAAAATACCTGCCAGCGTGTGTAGTTCGTCGGCAACACCGTTATATTGCTGTACGTTTGGCGCCAGTAACTGGTAGAAATCTGTGTCGGACGAAATAATAATGTGATCGTCATTGGGGTGTGCGTGTACGAATCCTGCAATAAGATCATCTGCTTCAAGTTCTGAATGTTGAAGAACTGTACAATTAGTCTTTTCTGACAGGAACGTTTTAAGGTTATCAAACGCTTCCCAAAATAGTTGGTCCTCTTCCTGCTCTGCTTCGGTAAGGGCAGCACGAGCGACCGCACGATTCTTTTTGTACGGCTCGTAATAATCCTTTCGCCAGCTTCGTCCTTCCAAACAGAATACCACATGATCGGCTTTCTGATCGCGCCAAGCTTTATTAACCGAACCAAGGGTAACATGTATAGCAAATCCTAATCTATCCCATGTGTCTGATTGACGGCTGGCAGAATGACGAGCACGAAAGAATGTGTTTGCAGTGTCTACGATTAGATATCTCATGCATTAATAGTAGCATATAACTCTTACATAGTCAAGAACATATTGGTTAAATTCAAATTAGATTGATAACCGGCATGGGTTTTATCTCTAGCTCTGTCGTTTGGAAGTATCCAAGTCAATGGTTCGCTATCAATAGTTTTGAGATGAAACTTATATATTTTTTGTAAGTTATTAACAATGAGTTGATTTTTAAAAAATCTTTGTTCAGTGTTATAGTCTTCCATAAACCATATATGTTCCAATAAAGCCAAGTGTGGTAAAATGGTTGTAATTTTATTATCTGAATAAAGCTCAAACCTATTTTTAGATGGCCATAAAATATATACCGTATGAATACTAAACATTCCGCAAACATTTGTTAATATTCTACTAACTGTATCTGTGGTTCCGCTACCTAAACCTAAATTTAATGTAACTATTTGAGTCTGCTCTTCAATTATTGATGGCCAAGTCATTTCTATTGGTAAACCTATTCCTATAGTATGACTACAACCTAAGGCTATATTAACTTGTTTGTTGGTGTAAGCTAACAGATCATGCGTACGGAATCCTTGGGCATTAAATTTATAAGTTATAGGAGTTGTCCAATTCTTGTCTTGATTTTCAGGAGAATCTAAACCTAACCAATTGGTTTCTTTATTTTTTTCATACCAACTATACGGTACGGTATTTGAATGCCAATGATTTATCATAAAATTTTATGTACAAAAGGCAATAAAAATTCTGCCCATTTTTTATGACCGTCTGCTCTAAAATGATTCCAATTTGATTTAGAAAAACCTAAATCATCTAAATATGTCTGATAACTCCATTTGTCATAGGGTCTAATATAGTAGTCGCCCCATTCAATTCTTGGTAGTGTTCTATAATAGTTAAAGGTGCTGCATGTATTAAAAAACAAATGAGGTATTTTTAAATCAAGAAATTGATAGTGTAGATTGACAATTTTGTTATGGGCATCAATGGCTTTTTGCTCCCAATTTAATTTAATAACATACTCTTTGTATTTTTGTTTAGTCTCTTCAGGCCAGTCATTCCCGACACCACTTGCATTAATTTGCCACCATTCTCCTTCAGCAAACCATTCTTCACGTTCCCATGTACTCCAACCAATAACAATTAAGTCTGGTCTATTATTTTCTAAGTATTCGTTGGTTGTTCTAATAACTCTATCATTTGATCCTGCTGATCTAGATTGGTTGATCATTTCATAGCCAATCATGTCGGCTAATACTTTACCGTAACATACTTTTAAATTGTCTGGATGTGCAGCCCATCTATCCTGATAACCATGTTGTTTAGGATCGTCCATAATAAATGCGTAATCATTAACTGCCTCGGCACCTGTACTATGGCTGTCACCATTCACATAAAGTATCAAGAGATTTCGGTCCTTCCGTTACCTAAATCATTTCGATCAACTCGTCTTGGTCTTGAATCATATGGTTGATTGGCTTCCCATTGTTCAAAATTTTCGTTTAGGATGTTACGACAAACACTTTGGAACCATCTGTCTACTATTTGATCGTCGGTATCGTCCTTTTTTTGCATGTATCCAGCTTTAACTAATCTAGCAACAAAAACATCGTTCCAATCTAGTTCAAAAGAACCATTTCCTATATTATCAGGATCAAGTTCTACACTTATGATGTTAATATAAGGTTCTCCTGCTTCTGTAGCAATATCTTTAGTTGTTTTTGTTTTAGTTTTAACCTTGGGTGTTTCTGGTTTCGTTTCTACTTTAACTTCCTGTTTTTTCTTTAACCAATCAAACATTATGTTCCCCATTCATTTTTAAATAGTGGCACTTGTAGTCTATCACTGTAGCGCAAGCCGTGTTTCATTGCTAGTTTAGCTACCGCTCTGTTGTTTAATACATATATATTTTCAACACCACCAACTGGCATTAAGTACACTGGTCCATAGAATCCATTATCTTTGTATTCTTTAATTGCTTGTAGGGCATCATCTACATCTTCTCCGTTGGCTACAACAAATTTAAGATAGGTATGCCCAATTGTTTGATATTTACAGACTATTTCGGGACGTATTGCTTCTTCCCACGATTCGCCACTGACCGGCAACTTAGCACTAACACTAAATGTAATTTCTCTAGACAAATCTAAATCTGGCATTTGCCATTGCATCAAATAATCTGCAAAATCATCTGACAACTCTTGAGTACCGTTGGTTTCAAACGTGATTTCTTTAAGATTTTGCATCTTAGGATGATTGAGCAAATCTGGATAAGCACGTTGCCAACCTAACAATGGTTCGCCACCGGTTATAACTAAATGTTCGTCATGCCATTCTCCGTGCGGAAGAATTTGCATTATACGATCAACAACGGCATCTGTGTCTAACACGGGGCTAAGATCTTTGAATCTTGGATCCCAAGACGCATAACTGTCGCAGCCTGTACTTACCAAAGGTAAATCTTCGTATTTGTTGTAATAATGTACTCTAGATGCTATATCTTCTACTTCTCTGCTTAATTTTCCTCTAGGCATACCAAAACCAGCACACTTAAAGTTACAACCAAATGTACGCAAGAAAACAGAAGGAACGCCCATGTAGCGCCCTTCGCCTTGTATAGAATAAAACAGTTCTGCTACTTTAATTTTACTCATGCAAATAGATCCTCATTCCATTCTCTGTGACCTTCTCTGAAAGCCATATTACTTTGTGTTTCTCGAACTTCTACTCTGTAGCACCAAAGTCTTTCTGCTTCGCTTGGTCCCCACATATCAGGAATATACACGCCATTGACATATTTGTAAAGCATATCGGCTAAACCTTCACAACCTAAGCGTGGAAGAATAGTTAGTTTAGCTAACTTTTTTTCCTGAAGAAGTTTAAATGTTTCTAATTCTGGATCGTCTTGTGCTACAAGTAGCGTATGATCAAATTGATCTTCGAGTATAGATTTTAGTTCTTTGAGACCACCGTAGTCAGCAGCCCAATTGCGCACATCTAGATTGTCTGTGCCAAAATAGAACTTCATACTAAAACTATAGCCGTGAATTAAATTACAATGACTATCAGCTCGCCATTGGCGATATGCACACGGAAATGCGTCGTGATATTCTTTGGTGCTTGTGTATTTGTAAGTTCTTGGTTGTATTATGTGTTGTCTTGCCATTGCAGATTGCAATTGTTCTTCGTTGTATTGAATCATGTTAATTCTCCTATATTAATTTTAACATAGGCCTGCAGAATTTGTAAAGCGGGATGAAGAGCCAGGAAGGCCGCTGTGTAGAAATTTATTTATCTTTCAAAAACTACCCTGATATTGCCTTCCATGACATCATTTAGACATTCTGCCACATCTACATCGAAGACTATTACATTGCAAGGCAAATTATCAAGCTGTTTGCGTACATAAAAATCTAGGTCCTTAGCATCAGGACGACTAGATCCAAACTCTTTATTTAAAAAATCTAACGTACTTCTATCTACCATTCTTTGTGTATTAAGTGTTACAAAACCTCTTCCTTTTGGGCGAATCATAGAAATAAAGTCTAATACACGTTGCCTCATCTCCACTAGAGGAATAAAATGTATTGAATTGATACTAAATGCTGATTCAAAAAAATCTTGATGATTAGCTACGAAATCAGCATCCATGCGTCCGTGTTCTTGCCCATAATAATAATCACTGCTAGGATCTTCTTCACCTATTCCAATTACACAAGGCAAGTATTTTCTAAATATGTTCCATCCACATCCAATATCATATATGTGATTAGGATTAGTCTCGGTAAGGTATTCTAAGTAATAAAATGGAGTTACAGAAAATACATTTTTTGATTTGTCTCCTAAAAATTGCCTTGGAGTAATCATGCTGTAAATGTCGCAATGATCATCCCAGCTAATGTGTGTAAAATCATTTGCCAGGCAACGATACAAATCTGTGGTTACAAAATACTCCTTAAAGTTTTCTTTGTTGTATTCTCTAATATTGTTCATTATTAACTTTCCCACCAATTTTCCCAAGGGAAAACTATCCAAGAAGGATCATCTAATTTATTGATGTTGCGACCACTATAATCAATCTGTTCATAATTACTAGCTTCATTATTGATTACTACTGCAAATCTTACATTACGATTCCACACCGCATCCCACGCAGCGTGATTAGGCAAACAACTGCCAGGCCAATCTTGACGAATCCATTCTAATGTAGCACCAGTATCGTTAATATCGTCTACAATTAAGATTTTCTTACGCAGTGCAGGATCGGTGTCTGCATTACCAGAACCTCTTTGATCTTGAGGAACATATCCAAAAGCATCTTCTGCCATCCAGAGATTGCTTTCGCCTTCGCCGCCGTCGCGTAGACTAACCTTTAGGGTTTCACAAGGTACATCAAAGTAATGACTAATCATTGTAGCAGGAGTAAGACCGCCTCTAGTTATTCCTACAACATAGTCAGGTCGCCAGTCGCTATTAGCTATATCTCTGCAAAGTTTTTGTACTAGGCCTTTAAATTCTTCGTTTGAAATGTGTACTTTTTTCATGTTAGTAAGAGTATTTAAATTCAAGTTGAGTGCGATACATTCCGTTGTCAACAAACATTCCAGATAATTTGTAAGACAAGTTTTTTGTTATAGTATCTATATAAACCGTTCTTAGATAGGTGTTAACTGGATTGTTTACTTTAAAATTATTATTAGTATAATGCACAACGCCTTGTGTGTCAACACTAGTAGGCAATTCTGCGTTTAGGCTACCATTTACTATCCAAGGTCGTATGCCTGCAAAAAATCCAAACCGTTCAGTTGCATATCCTGATTCTAACCATACTGCATGAAAATCATTTACACGAGTTATAAGACCAGGACTAATATTTGTTGAATTTAGGATATAACCAAATTGATTTTGCCAATTTGCCTTTTTGTGTGTTAGCACTGATTCAAACATAGACGAATAATTTACCGAACCCCACATTCCACCAAATTGTACCCATGGATTATAATTTAGTGTTGTCATTTGCGCAGAGATTGATAACGAGTCAGAAATTGGAACAAGGGGAGTACCAATACTCCAATTTGAATCATTGCCTCCAAATTTTAAATTGTTGTATTCAAAATTACTGCCGCCAATTAGATATTCAGTCTGACTACTAGGAGTTATTCGATCCGGTACATAATTACGAGACCACCAATTTGATGAATTAAAAACACTCGGTGAAGCATTTACACTAAAGTTTCTGCCAATTGAGTCAATTGCTTGTAATGGCAATTGATTGCCTTCAATTTTGATGCCAGATATGTATCCTGATATTGGGATATTTTTAATTTGAAGTCCGCCAATTGGTAGAAGTGCTTTATCTAAATCCATAATATGAGCATTAAGGTATGTGGCACCAGTGCTGGCTAATACAGTATTAACAGATGCATCGGACATCCATGGCCATTGTGTCTTTATAGTACTTACTGCTTCTGCAGACGTAATTGTACTTGATCCTAGTAAACTCAAATATACGGCCTGTTTAAATGTATTATTTTCAAAGTAAGTTATTTCTGTTATTAGATAAAGTCGATTATCTGGACTTTTGATTATGTTAACAATATTTCCACTATGGCCATCAAACACCATAGACTTTGCTTGAGCACTAAAATCTGTAATGATATTTTGAAATGCCGCAACAAATTTTCCGTCTTTGGTGTTTATTAAAATTTGTGAGCTATTATTTGTTCCATTAAAATCACCTCCACTTAATAAGATATCTTTACGTCCGTCGCCGTTTACGTCAATGAATTTAGGCTGATAAGATGCACTAGTTTTAGTATCGTAACCGACTAATACATTATCAGTTTCGTCTGTAAAATTACCGCCACCGTTATTTTTTAAGAATTGTATTTCACTGAATTCTGGCCATGCGTTTTGAGTAATATTAGGTCTGCTGATAATAATTGCATCCATTGGTCCAGTGCCGTTCCAATCAAATGCATATGCTCTAACATCGTGACTAGGAGGTCTAACTCCATCTCCAAAGTTATAGCTAGCCCACTTAGGAAGTGCAAATCTAGGAGTTGGTAAAGTGTTTAGATCAGTAAATGATAAATTTTGAGTAGCTACGTCAATTGCTATTGAGTATAATTTATTATTAAATTGTGTACAGCCAGAATTACATTGATCTGTAGCAATGATTGTAGCAGTATTATTACCTAAGAAATCTGCAGCAGCAAAACTGCTACCTCCGTTTACTGTGAACGCATTAGTTGCTGATTGTGTAAAATTAGTAAAGGTTCCATTCTGATTATTTTTTGCTAAAGTAGTATTTGGTCCGTAATCAGTAAACAATATATCAAGGAACCCTGTGTTAAAGAAATCATACACTACAGCATCATGAGCATTAAATGTGCCAGGGCTGATTGTTGTGCGTGTAAATTTAGATCCATTGTTGAAATATATGTAAGATGGACTAAAAAAATTGTTTATATCTGTACTTCCTGCCGCTAAAATATCCAAATAACCATTCTTGTCAAAATCGCCAAACTTTAACGTATTAGCTCCCAAACTAATATTGTCTCCGGCATTGAACCATTGAGACGTTTGATCAACTAATTTTCCGTTTTGCCAGCCAAGTACAGTTATACGACTATCATGCCAAGTGCTGCTAGAATTTGGTTCCATTGCTGCGGCATGAATCAGATTTTCACTACCGTTGCCAGTTAAGTCTTCAGTATATGATTGTGTTCGTGCATAAGCTCGAGAGGTGTTATTTACAAGAGGGGTTATGGTTGTCACCAGACTCGGTGTATGAAACGGAACAACCGTTGATTGATAAGAATTTGACCCAAACCAGGATTGATTTAAAGCGGGATTATTGCTTCCTCCGCCGCAACCTGTTAATAATAAAAAGATTGCTAGAATTGCAATACGCATACAGATCCATTAAGTAAACTATGAGCCTATAGTTTAACAAAATGGATCCAATTTGTCAATTTAGTCTCTTTCCATTTCTGCAGCTTCGCGAATTAAAGATACCAATTCATCCATATCTTGACAAAGAATTTTGGCTGTACACCAGTCTCCGCTGTCATCGCGTCCGCTTATTTCGAACATAAAACCATTGTCATACATGTAAACAGAAAAGTTATCGTTGACTTTTTCCAGTTTTTCATTGAGTTTCATTTTAATCCTTTCTTTTGTTTAGATTCTGCCATTCCTGCTTGTATCATTTTTTTGAAAATTAATGTTACTCTGCCCTTTTCCTGTTCGGTTAGGTATTTTACTAACATCAATTTGTCATCGTAACTATTTGCTCCTTTTAAGAACTCCTCCGGTACTGCCAATTTAGGTTTTTTAGGCTTGAATTTTTTTAAATTGGCTTTTACATCGTCATTGTTATTATTGTTGTCAGACATTTATTGTCACTCTCTCCTTCCACCAAAAAGGTGTAATAAACTTAAAAATAGATTGATAAAGTCCAAATATAAGGTAAGTGCGCCCATAACTTCTACGGCCGGGCTTGAACTTTCCATAATTTGCTCTCGAATCTTTTGTGTGTCGTATGCAGTAAGCCCTAAGAAAATTAATACGGCTGCTGCACTTACAAACATTTGTAGGGCCGACGAACCCACAAAAATATTAATAATGCTGGTAATAATAATTGCAATAAGGCCAATCATCAAATACTTGCCAAAACTATCTAGACTTTGTTTTGTAAAATATCCATACACACTCATTGTTAAAAATAAAATAGCTGCGCCAAAAAATGCACTGGCGATGCTGGCTGAGGTATACATAACAAAAATGGTTGCAAAACTTAGACCCATTAATGCAGCGAATCCGTGCAAGCATAATTGAGCAACTGCTCGACTAGGATTGGTTCCTAACACATAACCAACACCAAAGATAGCGGCCAGTGGTGCAAAGATCACAATCCATTTTACTATGCCGGTAAAAAAGAAAGCCATAGCAGCCGCGCTGGATGCTACTAACATACTAACAACCATGCTGGTAATAACCGCTAGAGCCATGTTATTGTAAACACGGATCATTGCGCTGTTAATTTCACCGGCTGTTCGATAAGGTAATGCGTATTCCATTTTTATCTCCTATTAATAATTATCTTAGACCAGCTCTTCAATTACACCAAGTATTTCGGCAGCAATCAAGAATACTCCTGCAAGAACGATACTCTGTGGCCAAACCAAACTAATACCTGCTGCAATTCTTGTTGCACTTTTCACAAGGCTAACATAAAAATGTCCTCTACTGGTATCCTTGGGTTGAATGTTAAACAAAGGTGGATGATGTGGGCAACGACCTTGTTGCCAATCACAATCCGGAGAATATTCCTGATTACAAGTTGTACATTTCATCGCGGAGCAAACTCCTGTTGTAGTTTGATATTGTCAAAGAATTCTTTCTTTGTGCTTTGATCCGTTTTAAACGCACCTTTTAGGACTGTGGTCTGGGTGAGACTACTGTGTGCCATAATTCCACGATTCTCACAGCATCCATGTGTGGCCTGGATATAAACCGCCACATCTGTACTTCCAGTCGCAAACTCAATCTCTCGTGCAATGTCCATACAAAGCTCTTCCTGTAGTGTACCTCGCCGCGCACACCACTGAGCGATTCTTGTATACTTACTAAGGCCGATGAGTTTTGGACCAGCAATGATGCCAATATACGCCACGCCTGATACAGGTTGGTGATGATGACTGCAAACACTCTTAAGTTCTGAACGGACCACAAGCATGCCTTCGTACTTGCCGTCTGTGTCATTTGGAAACGCAGTTGCGTTTGGTGTCGGATCATATCTACCTGCCATTAATTCATTGTAATACATTTTGGCCAAGCGTCTTGCTGTGCCCGTACTGTTAGGATCTGTTGCTCGATCAATTAACAAGGTGTCTAGCACACCTTCGAATGCTTCGGTGGCTTCGTCAATTAGTTGTTTACGATCGTCTTCGTCAATATAGCTGCTGATATTATCTCCGGCCCAATATCTTTTGCCGTCAGCTTGCATTTGTTCTCTAATGCGATCACTTACCTTTGTGTATTTCATTTAATCTCCAATAATTTCAATATCTCTTAGATCTGGATATTCGTGGTATTTAGGCGGCTCGTTTACAAAATATAATTTTTCTAAACCAATCCTTGCATCTTCAATAGTGGGACGATAATGGTACCCCACCATGAACGAACGCTGCGTCTGCCACGGCGTAATCGCCAGGTCGCGTCCGTCATATCTCTGCTGTAATAGAATGCCATATGCTTGCTTGTCGTCTAACAGTATAGCACCACCGTGGCCTATTTGTAAAGGCTTGTTATGACCAAAACTAAGGCATTGCATCTGACCCGGTCTATACATATTATCTTCTAATCTTCTAGCACTATCCCAAATATCTGTACCATAAAAACGATATTGTCCTGTCCATTTTTCTGGAACGAGCTCATATTCTATTCCTAACTTGTGCATAGTCATAGGAATACTAAGATAAGTGTAAGCAGTAAATTGAACTCTTTTAACTTTTTTATAACGCAGGCACAACTC